CCGGACATGCTAGATATTGGCCCAATGACAATTTCGTGCGATATTACTATCGATCCTGCGACAATGGATATCACAGTAACTAGGACATAAATGCCAACAAGTCCATACATACACCACTATAGAGATGTTGGGGAACAAGGACTTATTCAATCGATCACTGCCGAGACTATTTTTCTCGGTGGTCGAGATATAATATACCTGCCTAGAGAAGATTACAATAGAGAAGACCCTATCTTTGGACAAGCAACTCAACTCATTTTCAAGACCTCACTCAACGTAGCAATGATGTTAGAGTCGACTGAGGGATTTGAAGGCGAAGGCGAGTTTTATTCTAAGTTTGGTCTGGATATTAAAGATAGAGTTACATTGTCTTGCTCCAGAAAAACTTGGGATGAGTTGGAACTAACCTCAGCATCACCAGTCCAGACATGGAATACGGAAGATTCTGATGGATATGATAGATTATTATTTGAACCAGAAACAGGATCAACAATCGATCGTCTAGTAAACGAGGATGATTCTGGTGACAAATTTTACTTAGAAGATAGCGTTCAGTATGGAAGCAGAAATCGTCGTCCAATGGAAGGTGACTTGATTTATTTTCCGTACAACGAAAAGTGTTTCCAAATCACTTTTGTTGAGCATGAGTCTCCAATGTATCCAGGAGGAACATTGCCCCAATTTGTGCTGACGTGTGACTTACTAGAGTATAGCAATGAAATATTTATTACTGGAGTTCCTGAAATCGATAGTATCGAAGATAAACTCTCTCAGATGCTTGTCGAATCAACCTGTACTACTATTGAAGGTGGTGCTGTTGGGCAGTTTCAACGTGGCGAAATTCTCCGTGAAACTACGGTGCTTGGAACGGACGATAGTAACGCTAATACTGCAAGTGCTCGTGTTCTTAGTCATGATAGCAACACTGGTAAACTTGTCATCGCTCCAATGACGCCAGGACTATCTACGGGTGACCACATTTATGGGCAAACATCTGGTGCTTATACTACCTTTACCTACCTTCTCGCAAATGATGGTCTTGGTAATGCTCCTTCGGTTGAACTCGAGGAACTGTCAGACAATGCTGATGAATCAGCAATGAATGTTGAACTCGAGGATTTTGCTAATAACTTCATCGACTTTTCGGAGAACGATCCATTTTCAGAAGGGCAATTCTAATGTTTGGGAATCATCTTTACCATAGGCTAGTAAAAAAATACGTTGCTTATTTTGGTACATTGTTTAATAATATTGAAGTGCGTCGTTATGATAGTGATTCAAAGATTATAGGCAGGTTACGGGTTCCAATATCTTACGCAAGCAAAGATTATTATAGACAACGATTGGTCTCAGATCCTGAATTAGCAAGGAAGGCATCACAAATGCTTCCGCGCATGGGATTCATGATGTCAACTATGTCGTATGATATGTCGAGAAAAATAAATCCATTACATAAGTTCGTCAGTAATGTTGGCGGACAAATACGTGCTATGGGTAGCAGTATTCCATACGATTTTTCGTTTGAGCTTCATGTCTGGTGTAAAAACCAAGAAGATGGGCAACAGATCATAGAACAAATCGTGCCATACTTTCATCCTGATTTTACTGCCAGTTTGAAGTTAGTTGATAAAATGGATTTAAGTTTAGACGTACCCGTTGTTTTAGATAGTGTAACAAATGAGGACACTTACGAAAACAGTCCTGATGGAACAAGAACAATTATTTGGACTTTACAATTTACAATGAAGGGGCATTTCTTTCCAGAAGTTGAGGAAAGTCCTAGGGGAATTGTTAAACACGTTGATGTACACTTGGCAGCAGATACAGATACATCTGCAGGGTTTAATTCTAACATTGAAATAAAACCTTCACCGACGTCGGCAACGCAGTTTGACCCGTACACAATAACAACAGAACAAAATTTCTTTAATACCGCAATGCATTTTAATCCTGTGACTTGTGTACCGCAATTAGAACCTTTTGAAGGATAATTATGAAATACTTCGTAATGGTGCTAGCTCTTTTTATGATGGGGTGCACAATAAATATGACCCCACAACCACCTACTGATGAAAAGAAAGTTCCAGCTCAAATAGAGATGAAGCAGGCCGAACAGAGTAAACACGCTCCGTGGCCACAAGATGGTAAAGAATATTGGTATGCAAGATACTTTCATACTATGGCTAGCCACCCAGGCATTCAACAACGGATAAGACCAGAGGACGTATTTGCAATAGTCAAGTGTACTATGAAAAAATACGAAGAGGAACATTCGTGGGAATGGTTCCGCAAAAATCTTGCAGATGTACAAATACTTACTCCAGAAAATACTCAGTATGTATACGTTGTCACTAGAGCTTGTGCAGATAAAAACGCTAAAGAATCTTCTGTAACACCAGCTCGTATTACTATTTGAGAGATATGTTATGAATCAAGATGAAGAACTAAAACATATATTCGATCTACCTGTTAAAAAAGAATCAACCGAAGTAGAAGTCGTTCCGGCACCAAAGGGTAATCTAGAACTAGAAACTGATTTTGAATATTCCAGAGATAACATGTATACTGCTATGGAAATGCAGACCGAAGCAATGGGTGAAATGTTGGAGCTAGCAAAGGCATCTGGTCACCAAAGAGCATTTGAGGTTTTCGGTTCTATGTTTTCACAGTACACTGATGCTCAAATAAAACTGATGACTCTACATCAGCAAAAAGAAAAAGTAAATGATGCTCGGAGCAAAACTGTGAATAACACCACAAACGTCCAGCAAAATGTATTAGTAGGATCTACGAAAGATTTGCTATCGTTGGTGAAAAGAGGTCAGGTCAAGGAGGATGGTGAAATCGTACGTTAATAATCCTCTGATTAAGGCACAGCATCAAGAACAAGAATTTACTAAGGAACAAATTGCAGAGTTTGCTAAGTGTGCAGGGGATCCTGAGTACTTTATTGAAAATTATGTAAAAATCGTACATCTAGAAAGAGGATTAGTTCCTTTTGCATTATATGGTTTTCAAAAGAAAATGGTAAAAACCTTTCACGAGAATCGTTTTGTTATCTGTAAGGTTGGTCGGCAGTCAGGAAAGTCAGTCACCGTAATCGCATATTTGTTGTGGTACATGCTATTTAATGAGAGTGTGTCTGTTGCTATGTTAGCAAACAAGGCAGCTACTTCTCGTGAACTCTTATCAAGGATGCAACTTGCATACGAGAATCTTCCCTTTTGGCTTCAACAAGGTGTTGGAGTTTGGAATAAAGGTTCTTTCGAACTGGAGAATGGTTCAAAAATCGTTAGTTCTGCTACTAGTTCCAGTGCCATTCGAGGTAGTTCTTTTAATTTGGTATTTTTGGATGAGTTTGCATTCGTCGAAAATAATCTAGCAGAAGATTTTTTCCGTTCTGTTTTTCCTACTATATCTTCCGGTAAAAACACAAAATTAATGATTGTTTCTACCCCCTATGGGATGAACCACTACTATCGTATGTGGAAAGAGGCAATCGATGGTCGCTCACAGTTCGTGCCTATTCAGGTACATTGGTCGGAAGTTCCAGGAAGAGATGAAGAATGGAAAGAAAATACTATACGAAATACATCAGTAGAACAGTTTCGGCAAGAGTTTGAGACTGAATTTATTGGTTCTGATCAAACGTTGGTTGACCCGAATTGCCTCACGGCATTGAGATGGGCCAAACCATTGATCAACAGACAAGGATTAACCATTTATGCTGAGCCAAGTACAGACAAATTATATGCTTGTACTGTGGATGTTGCTTTGGGCAAAGGCAAGGATTATTCAGCATTTATTATTTTTGATATAACAAAAATTCCTTACGAGGTGGTAGTGGTTTACCGAGACAACCTAATCACACCACTTGTTTTTCCAAATGTAATACATAGCCTAGTTAAACAGTACAATAACGCATACACCCTTGTAGAAATAGATGGGTCAGGTGCCCAAGTTGGTGACATATTGAGACACGATCTTGGTTATGAGAATCTTCTCATGACCTGGAACGCAGGAAGAAATGGCGTTCAAATATCAAGTGGTTTCAAAAGGTCTGCAATGATGGGACTTAAAATGACACGTCCAGTAAAGAACATAGGTTGTATGACGATTAAGAATCTGATAGAACAGGAAAAGATATTACTAAAGGATGTTCACGTTATAACAGAATTTTATAGTTTCGCACAAAGAGGTCAATCTTGGGAGGCAACTCCTGGGACACATGACGACCTTGCAATGTGTTGCGTATCATTTGCTTGGTTGGTTGCTCAGAGATATTTTGCTGAGTTGACTGACGTAAATCTAAGAGAAAACTTATTACAAGACGTTGACGAAGAAACATGGGATAATTTGACCCCATTCGGTTTTATTGACGATGGCCTAATAGATATTCCTTCAGAAACCACACACGTGGCCAGAGATGGAAATGATGATTGGCTTGAAAATAAAGGATCCGAATGGCTCTAGATTCCATAAACCCTAAATAATGGGCAATACTTCTGCTGACGTTTACAAAAATATAGGAGTAAGATGTCATTTCCAATTTCACCAGGTGTTAATGTTCGAGAGATTGATCTAACCACTGGAACTCCTGTCGTTTCCACCTCTATCGGGGCATGCGTAGGACAGTTTACATGGGGACCAGTTGATGAGAGAGTTTTAATCTCATCTGAAGTCAATTTACGAGATACATTTAGTAAACCTAACGATAACAATTATGTACATTATTATACTGCAGCGAATTTTCTGTCGTATAGTAATAATCTACGAGTTTGTCGTGTTACAGACGACGATACTGCCTTAAATGCTACAACTGATAGCGTAGGTAGACTCGTAAAAAACGATACCGCATACGTTTCTCTCGATCCTGATCAAGGTGGTGGTGCTGATGCAACCGCTAACCGATTCTGGATTGGAAAATTCCCAGGAGATCTGGGGAACAGTTTAGGTATTTCCATCTGTCCA